GAGTTCCAAAAGCCATTTCCGCAGTCTAAGTCATGAACTTGACGATTCTGTGGGCGCACCCCTCCCTAGCGTAGGGGAGGATGGTTCCACGGCCGGACCTGTCGTAATGGACGACAAATTAGGCCAAGAGGGCAAGAGTAAATATATCTTGGACCCTTCCACTATTGAACGTTATAATAGTGGTTGTGCACCGGTCATTGGACCAGCACGTTCGGAGGCCCTGATCAAGGGATTAGAGGAAGTCCTCTCCCACCATGGAGCGAAGAAAAGAATCCTTCGAGCTCTATGGGATCAGGTTGGTAATTATCTTAGTGGTTCTACTGAGAAGGTATGGATGAAGCGATCGAAAGATCTCCTCTCCTATTTCTTAGCAGTTTACTTAGATAATGCTCCCCCTGCTTCGCCTGATATAAGATTTCAGGCGACAGGCATTCTGAAGAAGTGGTTTAACAATCGTTTGAAAGTTTATAACCACTCCAATACCCATCTTTGGTCATCTTGGAACCAAGCAAAGCGTTGTTCTCTCCCTGTTTCAAAGGAGTACGTGAACTTAAGCTACATAGATCATGAGATTACTTTAACATCTCCCGACCCTGGCGATCGACAGCTCATCGATGATATGATGAGGAATAGAACATTCCAAAAAGTTCTACAAACTGTACGAAAAGCCGTAGCTGCAACACACTTAGAGAAGTGGTTGGAAACTATTCCTTCTACAAGCGCTTGTTCCACATCATCTAGAAAAGATGGCGGGCAGCAGAATGCAGTTCTTGAATTCGCTGAACAATTAAATGAACAGCAATTATTAGACTCTGTAGATTTTCTACAGGGTGGGGAATCCCTAAATTCCCTAGAGTCTGATGAGAGCCTTTATGAACAATTGTTCGGTGAGCCCTATACCCCTCTAGAGGTAAAGAATCCTTATGTGTATAATCCTGATGACGATGAGGAAGACGAAGAAGAGTCTACGAATCCTCATGATCAGAATGATTCTGTGATCTTTGATCCAGAGTTCCACTCCATGAAGTGGTACCCCTATATTAAGGAGGAAGGAGGTCAGTCCGTTCGGACTACCTACCAGGCACATGGTTACGATGAGTGGCGGTCTCTTAAACAAGTTGAGAGACTACCTGTCCCTTATCCCCTTAACGCATGTATTCAAGGACTGTCGGAGCCTTTAAAGGTTCGAGTCATCTCCAAAGGAGATGCCGTCCCTTACTACTCCATGAAGTTACTCCAGGAGAGTATGCATGGAATCCTAAGAAAAATGTCTTGTTTTCGATTAATTGGTCGTCCCTTTTTGGAGGATGATCTTTTAGATCTTATTAAGGACCTTAAAGATTTTGAAGACCTGCCGATCTTTCGTTGGTTTTCAATCGATTACAAAGGTGCTACCGATAACTTGTCTTCTTACCTTTCTTCTCTTATTCTCTCCGAGGTCACACAAGACCTCCCGGAGTTTTGGGGAAGTATGGCTAAGTCCGTCCTCGGCTCTCACGATCTTTTCTACCCTGAAATTGAGGTGGAAATGGGTCGTATGAGACAGACAGGAAGAATCCGTAAAAGCAAATTAGGGATGCAAAGAGGTCAGTTGATGGGTTCAATCCTATCCTTTCCTATCCTGTGTTTAGCAAACCTCGCGGTCTATCTCGAGGTGATGAAAAATATTCATCGGGAGTTGGGTTTTTCCCATTCTCAGAAGCTGAACGGCGTCCTAATTAACGGTGACGATATGCTATACTGTGCTCCAGAGTTTCTCTGGGCCAAGCATGTCGATATCGGTAACCGAGTTGGGTTGACAATGTCAGTGGGCAAAGCTTACGTCCACGCAACGTATTGTAATATCAATAGTGTTGCTTGTCATATGGGAATTAGTCCAGGTTCTTTACCTAGGCGAATTGACTTCCTCAATGTGGGTCTTCTGTTTGGACGACATAAAGTCCAAACTGAACACGTACTTGGTGAGGATCTTATCGCGCAGTCTACCTTTATTGATTGTGTTGATGAGATTACCCAGGGTTGCTTTCGTAACCCCCATCTTGTTATCCGTGATTACCTTCGTCGTTTCGAGAAGGATATCGCGCAAGAGACATATTGTTGTATGATCTACAAGTCTTCCAAGAGAAAACTTATATACTTCAATCGTAATCTTTTCTTACCTTGTTCTTTAGGTGGGATGGGTTGTCGGGAAATACCTGGCTTCCGTTTTAAGATTACACGGGTGCAGAAGAAGCTTGCTTCTTTCTGTGTAGGTAGAGCGGGGGAGAAGGGTCCTATAACGGACTTTAGACCTTTTCCCGGAGTCCAATTAGAGCAGTTGTTAGAGATTCGGAAAACACCTTGGTGTGACCTGAGAACCTCCTCTACATCTGGGACTACCTTTCGCTTTCTGAGACCTGTTAAAGGGGATTGGAAGCGATTCCGTTACGGTGTCTTTTCTCTTGCGAGAAATAGACATCACCATTAGCCGATCAATAGACCTAAGCAAGTCTTTAAACTGCTATGGGGTCTTCATTTGTAGACAGCCCAAAACGGTGTTTAGAATCGTTCCGTTGAGTTATTTATTCCGCTACCTGCCCCCATCCATGTCCACTGATGAACTCAGTGAACAGAGATGGTGGTAAAGGCCTTAATGGCAGGCATGCGTCCTCTTGAGTTTCTCAGCGGCTTCTAAAATTAAAAGTTCCGTGCTAAGTGAGCATCGAAATCACTAATGTATCTAGCAAATATGAACCCTCTACGGTATTTAACCTCAGCCCTTAGAAAGGCAAGTTAAATGGCGCGGGAATTCTGGCTATTTGCATCACATCTAGGTGTTCTAAATGCCAAGAGACTGCACGGGCTGGCGATACTCCTCGTTAATGAAGATGTACAGTCCTTCAGACCAGAAGGATCCCATACATGGTCAAACCGAACAAAACAGGACGTCGAACGCGTCGGATTAAAAAGAATGTTCAAAACTCAGTGGACAGAGCAGCTCTACGTGAAATCACTAGATCTATTCGTCCTGCCAAGCAAAGCATCCCGTCGATGAAGAAGCTGTGCTCTACAGCTGGTGCCCGATATATCGGTACCCTAGTCGACCCGTGGGCGGTTAAGAACGTCAGGATTCCTGATGAACTTACCTATCCGTCTGCGACTCTCCCCCTCGTGCTCAAAACAACCATAAATCCTGTGTCCGATGGAGCAGGTGGTTGGGCATCGGGGTTAGCAATCAGCCCGGAAGTCTTGTTTAAATCTGATGGTACGGTCCAGGGTGGAATTTTCACATTACACACTGCGACTCCTGCCGGTCAGGTTTATTACTCGACTGCCGCAACAGATGTTCTCTTCTTTCCTCAACAGTTAGCCCTTCCTACTGTTCTCTCAACCTTCCGTGTCGTTTCTTGCGGCATTGCTGGTTGGTCTTCTGCCTCTATGATGAATAATCAAGGATGGTGTACTGCTTTCGCAATATCTTGTGGAGGTCTTGCAGACGCCCCTTTTCTCCTTGATCCCGCGACTGGATTTAACGCTCATGACATTCAGTCGCTCGCGTATTCTAACAAAAAACCTATGCAAAACAATTGCGTTTGCGCGGTCAATTATTGGCCAGACGCTTCGAGTCAGTATGACTACAAGCCGCGTAAATTTGATTTCCTTGGTGAAACAAATAGGCCCCACATCTCTCTCCAGGGTTTGTACCTGGGTGGACTCCCTAATGGGATGTCTGCCCCGGTCGTTCCTCTTGAGTTAACGATCGTCCTTAATATTGAATACCGAGTCAATCCTGTCTTCACATCAATTGTCACTACTAGATCATCTACGTATTGTGTCAATGCGATGGAAGCTGCGTTGAACGTGGCACCTCCTATTCGTCGCTTCAATGCTCCCGCTAGGGACATCATGAATGCAACTCCTGCAGATGAGGAACCTGAATCTGAAGATTGGTACTCCGCCGGTAGGCGGGCAGCTCAAAGTATCAAGGCTGCTTGGGATGCTGCTCGTCCCTTTCTCCCTTCCTATCAATTTGTGGCTTCTGCCGCGAATTCGGTTGGAGGGGGTGGTGCCCCGATGGCACTTCCCTATCACTAGGGAATCGGGCCCACTACTCACGATAATAAGAGACCTATCCCGGATCGTCCTAAACAATATGACGATTTTGAGGAGGGTCCTGGCTGGTTCGATGATGGGAATGCTTTACCCATCGGTGATTTCTTTACACCTATTCCGCAGACGGATTTCCGTCCTGAATATCGACCTAGCAAGGGGGGAAAATACTCCCATGTACACTCTCGTCCTATTCCAGGCGGGTTTAATGAGATGGATAAGAACTTCATCCCAATCGGTACTTCTTATTATCGCCCACACGAAGCGAACCCGGATTTCCAGTACTCTATGGAATCCATGGGATCTGGGCCATCCTATGCTACGCATAAGGATGAATTGTGAGTTAGAAGAAAGGGTCGGTAGCTGTGTTTGCGCGTTTTAAACAAATGTAATACTCACTTGCATGTTCTAGCATTTGAGCGCGCTAACTGGTAAGGCGGTAAAATTGACGCTTACCCAGCGGGTGGTGCGGATGGAATCTTGTCTCCCAACCACACCGGTGCTTCCTCTGCTGTCAGGCGAGGTTGAAGAAGCTAATACACAGGGTCTGAC